ATGAAGTGAACGGTATTTCCCGCGTGGTGTATGACATCAGCGGCAAGCCACCAGCGACTATTGAGTGGGAATGATTAACAGCTAACTCATAGCAAATCATTCCTATTCAGATGCCAACTCAACCCTCTGTTTTTGCAGAGGGTTTTTGTTTTTATGTATTCATTTCTATTCACTCTACACCATATTTTTCGGCGGTACAGGTGACGGTATTACCTTAAAGGTATACTCTCATACCGTCATGAAAATGGTTTCTATATGGGTGAATTGTGCTTACCGATACAAAATTAAAAAACCTCAAGCCGCAGGACAAACTGTACAAGGTCTCCGATCGTGACGGGCTGTATGTAGCTGTGCTTACGTCAGGCACGGTCTCGTTTCGCTATGACTACCGTATCAACGGTCGCCGCGAAACACTGGTAATCGGGCAGTATGGGCGTGACGGTATCAGCCTGGCAGAAGCGCGAGAAGAACTGATTGCTGCAAAGAAGCTGCTTAAAGCAGGCCAGTCACCGGCTGCGGCTAAACGTGACGGTATCAAAAAGATTCGTGGTGCCGAGACGTTTGCGGTACATACCGACAGTTATATGAAACACGTCATCCTGGCTGACAGTACCCGCGCAATGAAGCAGGCGGTGATCGACCGTGACATACTTCCGGTTCTTGGCAACAAAATGATGGCTGAAATTACCACATCGATGGTTCGTGATTTGTGTGACCGGATTGTCGAACGCGGTGGTCGGGCAACAGCAGTACAGGCCAGGGAGATCATCAGCAGCGTATACCGTCACGCCAATGACCGTGGTCATGGTTTGTTTAATCCTGCGGCTGACATTAAACCTTCGTCTATCGCCATATTTAAACCACGAGAGCGAACACTGACACCAGAAGAAATTGGCCTGTTCTTCCGCACGCTGGATGCCATTGGTGCTATGGGCACTATGAAAATGGCTTTAAAGCTGGTGCTTATCACTATGGTTCGTAAAGGCGAATTCACCAATGCAACGTGGGATGAAATAGATTTTAAAAAATGGACATGGACAATTCCTTCAGACCGCATGAAGGGAAGCCGGGCGCACGTTATTTACCTGCCTAAACAGGCACAGGATATATTGGTTGGGTTGCAGATGTGCGCTGGTGGAAGTGAATATCTGGTTCCTGGTCGTTACAATTTCCGGAAGCCATTATCTAATGCCGCGCTGAACTCTCTGATCGACAGAACGGTGAAAATAATAAATGAAGATGGTGAGCATATTCAGGACTTCACCGTACATGATATGCGCCGTACAGCCAGTACGTTGTTGCATGAGGCTGGTTATCCTTCAGACTGGATTGAAAAGGCTCTGGCACATGAGCAGAAAGGTGTGCGCGCCGTATATAACAAAGCGGAATACGCCAGACAGCGCGCCTACATGTTGCAGCAGTGGGCCGATATGATTGATTCCTGGATTGACGGGGAGCATACGGATCTGATTCCGTTCTCCCCGTCGAAGTTTGAGAAGTGGATGGCGGGAGAATAACGTTTAATAGTTCTGCTGATTTTCTTCCATCTCGGCTTCTGCTGCCAGTGATTCAATTTTGTCTGCGAATATTGCTGACAGCGTTGCAAATTCAGCATCAGTGACAGCGGGAATTGGAACAAACCTGATCCCGCTGTGTGCAAGCATGTTTGCAGTTTCAAGGCATTTCCTTAAATCTGCTGGCGATGCCCTGTTCATGCTGCACGCTCCCGCCCCTGGTTGTCTGTTGGTGACAGCGGAGCATTGCTGAATGCATTTGTTAATCCGGCAATATCCAACGCGTATCCAGGGTGTAGTTGCACTGCCGGGTCTTCGCACTGATTACCCCAAACATCGAAGCCATGAGACGTCTGGCGGGCGAACAGTTCAATGCGAGAAACATCGCCTAACAATTGCACAAGTTTTTCACGAACAATATCTGGTTTTCTTGAATGCTCAAGCCGCGGTGCGGTAAATGACTGAACGATCCCTGCATTAATGCGCGTAGGTAGTTTTCCCTTTACTGCAAACAGGCAATCTTCACTATTGGCGCGAGTCATGTGTCCCATACCCATAACCAGTTTATCTGGTTGTCGACTACCACATTTTATCCACGTGAAGCCCTTCATGGTCATCAGACGGAATCCCCAGGCTTCAACAACTTTTAGTGCTTCGAGTGGTTGTGTTGGCACCCACCACATGGCCAACAGACAGTTTTCATCGGCCAAATCCCACACAGGAAGGCGGCAGATATCCAGCACACTCATAACCGGATATTTAAAACCGGCACCGCGATTACCATCTGCGGCTTTGTCCCGGTATACCCAGGGTGGATCTGCATAGATTAGTGTGTATTTCTTAGTCATAAACCACCCCACAACATCCTATGCCGCTATAGTCGCCACGGCGAAGGCCGTTACCTTTTGTGATACATTGGTCCCTGCGAACCGCGATCCTTGCACGCTCAACATCACCAGAAGCAACATCCATACACTGAAGCCAAAGGTGGGCGGCAATGCGGAACTGCCCTTTTTTCTCTCTTTCAATCGCGCGTTTTTCGATCTCTATCGCCGCAGGAGTAACGGCAACAACCTTTGAAGGGCTGCGCATTGAAACCTTGTTCATGTGATATTTTTCAAGTCGGCTTAACTTTCTCACTTAATCCAACCCTATCTGAAAATTAATGCCAGCAGATAAAGCCATGCTGAAACAGAGGCCAGGAATAAGTACCATCCTGACCATTTGCTCCAGTGCCTTAGCAGCGCACTCATGCAGCGTTGCTCACAGGACGATATACACGTTGCTGAACAGGAGGTTTTTTACCCTGGAACTCTGCCGGGCTTGCTGCCTGACGTTCATCAAGCCAACGCTCAACTTCATCACGGTTCCATGCGCAGCGTTTATCGGTGATATACCAGCGTTTAGGAAATTCCCCTGCGCGCTCCATACGGTCGATAGTGCTCCATGACAGTGGCACCACCGCCAGGAGTTCCTTCTTACCTAATGCACCTTTCATAAATACCTCTCTTGGTTGCAGTGCGGCGCGCGTGGCGCCGCGGTGGTGGTTACATAGATGTTTCGTTTAATTCTTCCCGACGAACGCTGTAAACGTCGGTGGCTTTTGCCAGCAGTTCGTCATCATCTGAAAGTTTTTGTGCAATGTATTTGTAAGCCTTATCCAGTTCGGAGACAGTGCTGTAATTCATCGCTGCGCTGGTAAAGGCCATCAGCATTTCTTCTGGATCACGGCTATCCGCTTTACGCGTTTGCTCATCAGGCTTTTTCACTGGTTTAGCGTTGATCAGACTGTTCATTCCCGCAGCAGTGGTCGTTTGCGGAGTAATGTCTCGCTCAACGCGCGGTGCCGTTTCCTGTAATTCGTCTGGTGTGTAGACGCCCATGATTACGTCAGGACAGTGCAAGCGAGACCAGCGTTTTGTCGCAAGGTATGCGAGTTGTTGTTTCGGATCACTGGCCCAAAGTGTGGAGTTTCTTACCTGTGCTTGAGACAGCATTAACTCAAGCACTCGAGGTTGATCCTCGCCCTTCATGGTTGCCCATACGCGAACACCGCAGCCTTCTTCGTCTTTTAGAGTCCAGCCTGGTGCGATATATGGATTGCCGTTTTTGGATGTTTTCTCAACAAACTTACCGATCACGCGTTCCCACGGCCCGAACCACTCGTAGTTGATGCGATCTTTTGTTGGCGACATCGTTGAGATAACTGCGTTTACTAATTGGGCTTCATAACCTAGCGTGCCGTTCACAACATGGGTTTTCTGAGCCACGGCAAACGGGTTCATTCCCCACTGCGCAGCCTGCATTGCCACGGCCATGCAATCAGCTGGTTTCCCGGCGAGGTGCGCCGGTACCGTTACGCGGCTTTGCGCCATTACCTCGGCGAATTTCATCAGTTGGTTCAAGCCGTCTGGGCTGAAAATAGTTGCAGCAGTTCCAGCGATTGCTGTGTCTACTGGTGCGTTGATGTTTACGATGTCGTTGCTCATATGTACATATCCTGTTTGCGTGCCCACTCATGGCGTTTAATGATTTCCACACCGCCCCATTCATCATTGATGCGGCATTCGTGATAGGTATTCAGATCCCGGCGGAACAGAGCGTGCCCGGCATCGACATCCTGCGCATCCAGCTCGAACACGCGTACCGGATAGCGACCACAATCAATGCTTTCGCTCACGGCAAGAAAGAAAAAACCATGCGGCTGACCAGTAACCCTCATTGCGCCTTCGCGGTACATTGCGTCCTGCACGTGGTAGCGGAATTCCTCGATGTGGCGTGCAAAACGGTCCATATCTGCAACCTTTTTCACGTCGACGATCACGTTGTGCTCGTTCAGCCATTTGTCTGGACGAATTCGGCACAACTCACCCGTCTCTTCATCGTTCCAGTACATTGATGCTTCGCAGTAACCAGGTGCTTCCAACATCCAGCGTGCCGCCGGATGAGCCATTGCGCTATCACGCATCAGCTCCAGTTTCCGCCACTGCTCGGCATCAAGTACCGTAATCCCCATATCCGCCACATCACGAAGAAATGCCTCTTCGTCAGCTTTACCTTGTTTCGTCCGACGATCGAATTTCGGTGAAACAATGAAGCGTTTGTCGAACTCTCCAGGCTCCAGAAGCAGACAGTGCAATGCGGTTCCCATATCCAGTGCAGACTTTTTCTCTTCGTCTTCTGGTGCTGCCTGAACCCATTTAAGAAGCGCCGGATTCTTGGCAACCATGTCCAGTTGCGACTTACTCACGCCGTCACCGGCGTGGTAGTCTTCGTTGCTGATGTCGAAATAAATTCCCGGTTTCATGCCGCGTCCCTCTGTCCATCAAGCTGATCCGCCAGATCCCAGCGGGCGATAATTGCCATTGCCTCTCGCCGATAGGCATCCATCAGTTCTTCGAACTCAGGGCTGTCTTTAGCAGCCTCCAGTACTTCCTGACGAACGCCTTTGCCTGTTACAACGTCGAAAGTTGAGGACAGTTGATGAAGTCGGATGCTCTCAATCAGTTCAACTTGTCGGTCATATAGCTGTTCTGACAGGCGGTAGTCCTTGTCGAATGCCAGCATGATTTTTTGAAGATTTTTCTGCTGATTAACGTTCATTATCAGCCCTCCCATATCTCGTTATCGTTGGCCACATCGCGAGCTTCTTTGCTGACGAAAGCCCACTTGATGCCTTCCTGTAAGGTGCGGAACTTCCAGCTCATGAATCCGCATGCAGTAACGCAGTACCAACCGTTGATGATTTTCCACTGCATAACTTGTTACCTCGGTCTGTTACCGTTGAGGTAATGATTATGCGTATTTGGTTTGATGTCAATAGATATGAGTTAAAAAAATTACCCGTTAGGTAATCAAATAAGCAATAAAAAAGCCGCCAGAAGGCGGCTTACTTACTGAAAAATATGATTTTATTGTTTATTTTTTTCGTTCTGGTTGATGACAAATTCAATGTAACTTTCGATCTTTGCCTTCTCTGTTTCAGGTAACAATGCGTAGCGCGAGCGGTCATAGTTGATAGTCGCGGGGTCGTGCGGGTGAATCAGTAATTCATATCCGTGACGCCCAAATGCGGATGCAACATTCTCCAGGGTGGAAATGGAAACGCTGACCTCATTGTTTAACAGGCGGCTGATTGTTACCTGGGCGACGCCGGATGCGCGGTGAAGTTTTCCCTGCGTTGAAAGGTCGCGGCTTTCGCTCATCCAGCGTTCCAGGTTGTGAGCCGCCAGTTGACCAATGTCGCTTGGTCCGACAGGCTGAAAACCTTCCTGAGAAAGCGAGCGATCGATATCAAGCCAGTTACGGGGTTTATTGGCGGCAGCTTCAATTTTTCGCGCAACCTGGTCGCCGATAACCTTCTTGCCAAGAGCCCAGCGGTTTACCAGATTTGCCTGAGTTCCAAGTTTTTCAGCCATCCGCGTCTGAACACCATTGAATTCACGGTCGATCAAGTCGTTGAGATTTTGCCTGCGGACGTCCTGGATACTTTTCATTTTCTGGAAAATCGCCTCATATCTGAATCAGAAGATGATTCAATTTAAAGCAATATTACCCAACAGGTAAATGCACCTCATGGGTAACTATCCTTGATTTTTGTTACCTTATAGGTGAATATTTATTATCTGAAATAAATATCAGGCAATAGCTATGAGCGATAACGGACATTTCGATTTCAAAAAGCACTGGCTTGCACTTACTCCGGATGAGCGTGAAGCCTTCGCACAGGAAGCCGGAACGACGAGTCACTATATCCAGACTCACTTAACAGGTAAGCGCAAAATGCCAGGTAAGGTATTGATGAATGGGCTTTTTAAAGCCTGTAAATCAAGACAATGGCTGCGCTCAAAAGCAGAACTGGCATACTTCTTCTACTCATGATATCCAGCCGCAACCCTCTGTAGACCGCCATCCGGCGGTCTTTTCATATCTATTCGCACCTCAAAGGTAATAAAAAACCAAATCTGGTTGATCTTTTTTTTGTGTCAGCACAAAATGACCGTAATCCCAATACTAATAACAGGGCTTACCATGGAAATCATTACACGTATTGATGCCGCAAAGCGCGGACTTAAACGCTACTACACCGGAAAACCATGTAAGCACGGACATGACAGTGAACGCTGGGTTTACAACGGACACTGCGTTGAGTGCACCATGGAATCAAACCGTCGCATCAGGGCAGAGATTAAGCAGATCATGATTAATTCCTCCCCACAACATTCAAGCTGATAGCGGAGATTAATCATGAGCAGACATGCAACAGATTGGGCCTGGGAGACAGATCCAGGTAGCTCGTCATTAAAGCTCATACTGCTTTCGATGGCTGACAGAGCCGATGAATATAACCTCTGCTATCCCAGCATAGAACGCCTCGTTAAAGACACTTGCCTGAATAAAAAAACCGTACAGGCCGGGCTTATATCGCTCATGAAAATGGGGCTTATTTCAGATACCGGAGAGAGAAAGGGAGCGACGAAAAGAGTGCGGGTTTTCTCTCTTAATATAACCAAAAACGGGAACATTAAAGGCAACCGGGAGGGGGGCAATGAACCCGAAAACGGTAATGTTACCGAAAACGGGAATATACCCAAAAACGGGATGTTGAATGATCCCAAAAACGGGATGTTGAATGATCCCAAAAACGGGATCCAGAACCAGTCATATAACCAGTCATTTAACCAAGAGAGGGAGAGCAGGACAAAAAACGGGGATTCTGTGCATCATGACCCCAGCGCAAACAACGCCGTGATGAATAACTTTGTTCCTCCTGGTGGGCCAGGGCAATTAGGCAAATTTGTCATGCATGAACAATGGCAGCCATCAGATGACTTTCTTCGGAAAAGCTCATTGCAGGGGATCTACCTGGACAGTCTGCCAACGGCACAGGAACTTGCAGAGTTCAGAATTTACTGGATGGCTGAGGGTAAGGCATACCATCAGGCACAGTGGGAGCAGAAGCTGGCAAGGCGGCTGCAGATTAGCAGACAGAAGCAATCAACATTACCTGATAACAACGTTCCGCACTGGAACAGCCCTGAAGCATGGGAGGATTTCTTGTGAACAACGTTTTTACCGCGATACAAAACCGTGACGGAGAAGCCCTTTCTCGCATGTCAGGTTATGAGCATCAGTACACCAACAATGACAACGTGGTGAACATGTCAGCAGAGAGGCTTGTTGATGCCCTTTTCAAACAGCTGAAACAACTGTTTCCGGCGGCAGTGGTAACCAACCTGAAGACGCCAGAGCAGGAAGTCGCTGCAAAACAGCAGTGGATTGCTGCGTTTGCCGAAGGTGGGATCCGAACCCGTGAACAGGTTTCTGCTGGTATGCGCCACGCCCGCGCCAGTGAATCTCCGTTCTGGCCGTCTCCAGGGCAATTTATCAAGTGGTGCAAAGACAGCAAGATGGTTCTTGGCGTCACCATTGACGATGTGATGGCGGAGTTTCACCGGTACAGCAAGGAAAAAAGTTTATATCCTGGTGGTCCCGAAAGATTCCCGTGGCGGCATCCGGTTATGTACTGGGTCGTATGTGATACCCGCCGTGCAATGTATCAGCGCCAGCTTAGCGAGATTGAGGTTGAGAAACACGCACGCAGGCTGCTCGATGATTGGGCGAAAAAGGTGGCTTCCGGACAGCAGATACCCGATCCGGTGATCAGCATACAGGCAAAGCCAGAGCCCATGAGTACACCTCCGGACACAGGGAGAGACGTTTACCATCCACCAGGGCGAAGTTTCGGGTGCATGCCTAACGCCGCCACCCTTGGGGGAATAACACCGGCGCAGTGGCTGATGGAGGAATACAGGCGGGGAAAGGCGGCAGGATTTATCAAGTAATACCAGCGCGATAGCGCATTTTTTTACGCCTCAATAATTACCTGTTAGGTAATAAAATATTCTAAACTCTATTGATTTCGTGTCTTATGTGGTTTTTAATTACCTCAGAGGTAAATCATGAGAAAACAGATACAGGCTCTTGGTCGACTCAAAACAGGCCAGATGAACAAAACAGAATCTGCGTATTGCCAGCACCTTGAGCAGCGTAAACGTGCAGGGGAAATAGCCTGGTATCGATTCGAGGGTATCAAGCTGCGGTTAGCTGACAACACGTTCTATACGCCAGATTTCGCTGTGATGCTCGCCACCGGCGAGATGGAACTGCACGAAGTGAAAGGTTTCTGGACCGACGACGCCAGGGTGAAAACCAAAGTCGCCGCAGATCAGTATCCGTTCCGAATCATCGGGGTAACGGTTAAGCCAAAGAAAGCAGGTGGTGGCTGGAAAATCGAAGAGTTCTGAATCGACGATCTTTTTAGTTATCAATGTAATCAATAAGTTATGTGGATAAGCGAGGGTAAAGATGGAAAGTAATATCAAAGGGTTAGTTGCCGCCGGGCATGAGATGGCTTCGGAACTGAAAGCAGAATGTGGTGCCGTTGATATGCGCAGTGTGGCAAAGCTGATCAGCGATTTGGCAACGCAACTGGAAGTGCAACTGGTGCGTGCTAATGCGCTGGCCGAAGACCAGCAGAAAGCGATTGAGTCAATTAAGCAGGCTGATGCAGCTGTTAAGTTGGCACACGAGAAGTTTTCAGCGCTTGCGGCGGAGAATGCGGAGCTGAAGTCTGTGCACCCTCAACCATTCGGAGCTGAGATGATGAAGGCTCTTGATGCGTATGAGAAGCATCAGGATGAAGTGCCAGAGACAGGAATGCTCAATGCATTTTTCATCTTGCGCGACAGCATCCGTGTTGAAACCCCAGCCACCGACGCTTTCCTGGCTGAAGTGCGTGCGCAGGGGGTAGATGCTGCTATAGAAGCTGCAAAAAATCTGGTGGCCCAAGAATATGAGTATAAGGATTTCAAAGCGGCGCAGAGTGATTGCTGTATGCACCCTGGTTCAGACCTGGTAGGGAAGGTTGAAATGACTGAGTGGTTAGTTGACTTTGCTGCCCAGCTTCGCAAAGGAGGCAACCAGTGAGTGTAACGGTTGAAAAGATTGATGTGTTGTCATTCGTTATAACCGGTGCAGAGCGACTAGATCCGGTTCGAGTGATTATTGAAAACTACGAACCTGGTAAGGGAAGAATCACCATCACCTGCTACGGAAAAGCGTGGACTGCGGCTTGGTTTGCTATGGGCGGTGATGATGTGCAGACGTTCATTAAGCGGGTCAGCAACGAGTATCTAATCGGCTATTTCGACCCTCAACTGCGAAGCACGGTCGACGATGACAACGATGCAGATCTGCTTTTCGTGAAGTCAGAAATCATAAAGTTACGAAGAGAGAGAGAAATCGACGCCGTACTGGCTCGTGAAATGTGGGACGAGGCGGAAAACGCCGATGACGTAAAAGAAAGCTGCTGTTGTTTCGGCGTCGGTAACAAACTGCTGAATCTCTTTGGTGATGATCCGTGGTATGCCGACTGGCCAACGGTACCAAACCCGAAATACCAGTATCTGGAACGCGTACTTAATGCAGTGAGAGACGGTCTTAAGCAAATAGAGAAGGTGGAACCATGACTGTATGTCTTATTGATAAACGTCGACGTGGGCAACAAATACCATCTGTTGAAATGCCGAATCACACATGGTTTTGCGTACTTGATATCGATGGTATGGATACGTTGGTTGACACTCGTCATTACTGCGATACCGCAACAGCTACTCCGGCGAAAGCAAAGAAAATGGCTGCTCTGATAGAAAACTGGACTCCACCTGATGGTTGGTGCAATGGGAATGATCGAGATTGGCACGAAAAAATGAAGGGCTATATCTGCGATTTTTTACGTAAATGCAATGGATTCAGGGTGATGTGACATGAGCAAGATTGACTATCAGGTACTGCGTGCTAAGGCAGAAAAAGCAACGTGTGGTGAGTGGTCGCTCGAATATGGAAAGGGCCGATTTGATGGTGATGATGCGCTAATTCATCGTGAAGTTGCTGGATATATTCCCATTTGCAGAATTGAAGGAGCGCATCCTGAAAGCGGTTTCGATGAAGATTTCCAAACTGAACAGCAGGCCAATGCTGAATTCATCGCCGCAGCCAATCCGGCTACTGTGCTGGCGCTTCTGGATGAACGGGAAAGAAACCAGCAATACATCAAACGCCGCGACCAGGAGAACGAGGAAATTGCGCTAACGGTAGGGAAGCTGCGTGTTGAGCTGGAAGCAGCAAATAAGCGCATAGCAGAACTGGAAGCCGAACCTGTAAGCCAAGCTTACAACTTGGCAGAATTAATCGAAGGCATGGAAGTTTCCATTGATGTAAGCACTTGTGATGCTGATTTAGGTAATCGCTATTTCGGCACCGTCACTGAGGCGTTAGAACTTGATACGGCCAAGAATGGTTACATCCTCCTGGTTCAGGACGCAGAGCCAAACTTCGATGTAAATGGCAACTATCCGGTAACTCCGGATGGTTGGATAAGCTGTAGTGATCTAATGCCGGAAGACACCAAAATGTTACTGGCATTTAGTCAAGGTGAAATCGTGGCAGCATATTGGAACTGGGTTGTAAATCCAATTGATTACAAAAAATATAGAGCTTTCACGTATTTATCAGGAAATATCTTGGATGACGTAACTCACTGGATGCCGCTACCAGAGCCGCCGCAGGAGGCGAAATGATGGATGTAAAAGAGAAGGTTTTGCAGGTGATGCGTTCCCGGGCAGCCCTGCAAGATAAAGCTCTCGGCGGGGAATATCCATTCAGGATGGCAACCTGGAATTTGCGGTTGGCAATGGAGAAGGAATTTCCTGATGAAGAATGGCGTTCGGCAGATTTGCGCAAAATTCTTATGGAGCTGGCTAAAGACGGAGCAGTATCCAAAGATACCTATGCCAGCCGGATTGGTCAGGCGGTATGGAGACTGGAGGTGCGGTAATGGCTAACCTGCAACTTGCAGTCAAAGGTGAATACTTCGATGCCATGATTCGCGGAGAGAAAACGGAAGAGTATCGCTTGTGTAATGACTACTGGAATAAGCGCCTCGTTAACCGTAAGTATGACCGCCTGATTATCACAAAGGGATATCCGAAGCGCGACGATTCCAGTCGTAGAATAGACGCCCCGTATGAAGGGTATGAAATCAAGACAATCACACATCCGCACTTCGGCGATAAACCGGTAAATGTGTTCGCGATAAAGGTAAATATTGATGGCTAAATCAGCAGCAGAGCGCAAAGCCGCTCAGAGAGCCAGACAAGCTGCATCTGGTGTGCGTAAGCTGGAAATTGTGCTTGATGCTCAGGAAATTGAAATGCTGGAGCGTAACTGTGCCACGCGTCGCCCCGGGCGTGCGCCTTACGAATTTGGTGAGTATATAGCGTTACTGATCCGCCAGGATGATGCACGCGTGCGCGGGCGTATAAAATCGATCAGCAGAAAACGTTGCGGTAAGTGCGGCGAGAGAGTTCCAGTTAATTCATGTCCGTGTAATGGTGACTCACAATGCTGGGTGACTAAAGGCTGGCATGAAACGAAATTAATAGTGTGACATGTCACGAGTAGATTATGCATGATGAATTTGATGGGTTTTGAATACTGCCGCCAACTATGGCGGCTTTATTTTGCATGGTACTATTACCACAACGGTAACTATTACCACGGTGGTTATGATGCCTGCTGAACCTAAAACCTATAAACGCAAATCAACGCAATTTAAGCCACTAACAGCAATGCAGGAGGCTTATTGCCAGTCATACATCAAAACGCCTGAAAATCAGACTCAGGCAGCGATTAACGCAGGATTCTCTCCAAATACAGCGGCAGTTAAAGCTAGTGTCATGATGCGCGATGAACGCATTCAAAAACGGATTGCCGAGTTGATGGAGGAGCGCAACAAACGAATGCGCGTCAGTGCTGATTACGTTCTCATGCGCCTGGTGGAGATCGACCAGATGGACGTGATCGACATCCTCAACGACGATGGGAGCCTTAAACCAATCCGTGAGTGGCCGAAAATCTGGCGCACTACGCTTAGCGGCTTTGATCTGTCATCGACCATCATGAACATGAACGAGGATTCGATAGAGACAATCCTCAAAAAAATTAAATGGCCTGACAAGGTGAAGAACCTTGAGCTGATTGGTAAGCATGTTGATGTCAACGCGTTCAAAGAACGCCTGGATGTTAATGTGAATGTGACAATTGCTGATCGCATAGCGGCAGCCAGGAAGAGACTGAAAGAACGTCAGGATGGCAATCAGTGACAGATACAGCGTTATCTCCTGAAGAGCAGTTGATCGAGGATATTGCAGGGTTCACTCACGATCCGCTTGGCTATGCCCTCTATGCGTTCCCGTGGGGGGAAGAAGGGACTGAACTGGCACATGCTACCGGCCCACGTCAGTGGCAGGCTGATGCGTTCCGAGAGATACGTGATCACCTGCAGAATCCAGCGACGCGCTATCAGCCGCTTATGCTGGCACGCGCTTCTGGTCACGGTATTGGTAAATCCGCATTCATCTCAATGCTGATCAACTGGGGCATGTCCACTTGCGAGGATTGTAAGGTCGTGGTGACCGCCAACACCGACAACCAGCTACGAACGAAGACCTGGCCGGAAATTATCAAGTGGTCGAACCTTGCTATCACGAAAGACTGGTTTACCTGTACCGCTACCGCGATGTACAGCAATGATCCTGGGCACGACAAGCGGTGGCGAGCTGACGCAATCCCCTGGTCTGAGCACAACACTGAGGCATTCGCCGGACTACACAACGAGCGCAAACGCATCATCGTGGTATTCGATGAAGCGTCGAACATTGCGGATCTGGTGTGGGAAGTTGCTGAGGGTGCGCTTACGGACGAAGACACTGAGATTATCTGGGTGGCGTTCGGAAACCCTACACGTAACACCGGGCGTTTCCGCGAATGTTTCCGCAAATATAAACACCGCTGGAAAACTGCGCAGATTGACAGCCGGACGGTGGAAGGCACTAACAAACAGCAGTTGCAGAAATGGGTTGATGACTACGGGGAAGACAGCGACTTCGTTAAAATCCGTGTGCGCGGCATATTCCCGGATGCATCTGAATTGCAGTTTATCCCTACCGGACTTACTGACGAGGCAATGAAACGGGTGGTCACCGCTGCGCAGGTTGCACATGCTCCGGTGATAATCGGCGTTGACCCGGCATACTCCGGCGTTGATGACGCTGTGATATACCTGCGGCAGGGGCTACACAGTAAGGTGCTGTGGACTGGCAACAAGACTACCGACGATCTGATTATGGCGAAGCGTATCGCTGACTTTGAAGACCAGTATCAGGCTGACGCGGTGTTCATCGACTTCGGTTACGGAACCGGTTTGAAGTCAATCGGTGACGGCTGGGGTCGTACATGGCAACTTGTTCCGTTCGGTGGCGCGTCTACTGACCAGCAGATGCTCAACAAGCGTGGGGAGATGTTCAACTCATGCAAGACATGGCTGAGGCTGGGCGGGATGCTGGATGACCAGGAAACAGCGGACGATCTGTCGGCGGCAGAGTACAAAGTTCGAGTGGACGGTAAAATCGTTATCGAACCGAAGGAAGATATCAAGGAGCGGCTTGGGCGTTCGCCTGGTAAAGGCGATGCGCTACTGCTGACGTTTGCGTTCCCTGTGTCGAAGCGTCTGCGAATTCCCGGGCAGCAGAACCAGCAAGGCAAGGCCATCACAGATTACGATCCCTATGCTTAATCCGCTGGTGGGGATAATGTCGTTGATATCCTCTGATGAGGATAAAACAAAGCCAGCTCATCGGCTGGCTGTTTGTGACATGTCACGGTGTTATTGCTCGCTTAGCTTCTGCTTCAGCAAGTAACCTTCGAGCATCCAGATTTTGTTTACAGCATTCTGCCGGGCAATCTTCCGACCAATTTCTGCATCAAAGTTTTCCGGGCTTGCACAGGCGCTCTCTCCGGTGACGGTGAAGCCGTTGCGCAGCACCAGGACGCAGAACGTCAGCAGAGAAAGTGATTCGTGCGGCTGGTAGTTTACCTCTCCGCCAGTATGTTTCGCTTTTATGGCTTTGCCAAAGGCACCATCTTCTGCTGTGAAATATGCCTCCTGAGCAATAATGCCTTCGATATGGTCTGGCGTAACGCGCGGTGCCGTTTTGCCTTTCTCAACGATTTCTTTTTCGATTTGCTTGTCGTTCATAATCTCACCTTAAAAAAATGCCCGGCGAACCGGGCGAACTGGAAGCAATGAGTTATGCCTTCCGTGGCTGTACGGGTTTACAGCATGAAGTCATCGCAATGGCGTCCTGCTGTAAAAAGGGCGGTGATAGTCCTTCAAGGGAAACCATCACCGCCAAGCCCCTGGAACTTCTGGCATCACGGTCCTTAGGCGTGATTCTGGCGTGGCATGCAGGATTCGAACCTGCGACCAACCGCTTAGAAGGCGGTTGCTCTGTCCGACTGAGCTAATGCCACAACGCTGAGAGCACTTAGCCTGTTAAGGCGCCACACTTTGTCGCGGCTCCATAAATGCTCTCATCGTTGTACCCTCGTCTCTTCCGAGGCGTCACACCGAATCGCCGGGATGGTGAATCCCCGTGCGCGGAATAAAACCGCTCGACTTGCACATTCCGGCTACCTGGTTCGTTTGCCCGAGCAAGGGAGGGTGCCCCTTAAACGTATCCAGACCGCTATCGGCGCATGTGCCATACGCCGTACTGCTCAAAATAAAAGCTCACTCCACCTGTTTAATTTAACGACAAGCCAGTCAGGTTAGTAACCAGAATGAGCTCTTTAGTTACCTGAAAGGTAATAATTCACGCGTTAAATGTCAACATTCTACGATAAATAAATCATATGTGGTTAAATTGGTAATGATTTAATTGCGTACGGAGTCATTGATATGTGCATGGGTAGCTCACCATCAGTGCCTGCAACACCAGAAGTTCAGGCAGCACCACAGGAGCAGGATGCCGCCGTTGTTGATGCCCGCGACGAAGAAACACGTCGCCGTCGCGCTGCTGCTGGTCGTAGTTCTACGCTGCTTACCGGTTCTCAGGGCGACACATCAACCGCTAATACCAGCGGTAAAACGCTGCTTGGTCAGTAACCGGAGTCATTGAAATGGCGGAAACAACTAAAGAGCGATTGAACAAACAGTTCGCACAACTTGAAAGCGAGCGTCAGTCGTTCGAGCCGCACTGGCGCGAGTTGAGTGATTACATCAACCCGCGTGGTTCCCGCTTTCTGACTTCTGAGGTCAACCGTAACGATCGACGCAATACACGCATTATTGATTCGACCGGGACTATGGCGGCGCGCACTCTCGCCAGCGGCATGATGTCAGGCATCACAAGCCCTGCGCGTCCGTGGTTTCGCCTGGCTACGCCAGATCCTGAAATGATGGATTATGGCCCTGTTAAGTTGTGGCTTGAGGCAGTTCAGAACCGCATGAACGATATGTTCAATAAGTCGAATCTCTACCAGTCTCTTCCGCAGTTATACGGAAGCCTCGGCACATACAGCACTGGTGCAATGGCAGTGCTGGAGGATGACGAGGACATCATTCGCACAATGCCATTCCCGATAGGCAGTTACTACCTGGCTAACTCACCTCGTGGCAGTGTGGACACCTGTTTTCGCAAGTTCTCTATGACTGTTCGTCAGCTTGTTCAGGAATTCGGACTAAATAACGTCAGCGAATCCGTAAAAAGCATGTGGGAAAGCGGCACCTACGAGAAGTGGATCGAAGTGATGCATTCGGTTTACCCGAACATTGACCGCGATACATCGAAGCTGGATAGCAAGAACAAGCCATTCAAATCGGTTTATTACGAGGTTGGTGGAGATAACGACAAGTTGTTGCGTGAGTCCGGATTCGATGAGTTTCCAATTATGGCTCCGCGCTGGGAAGTTAACGGCGAAGATGTTTATGGATCATCATGCCCGGGTATGCTGGCGCTTGGACCTGTTAAGGCATTGCAGCTTCTCCAGAAGCGCAAGTCGCAGTTGATTGATAAAGCCACCAATCCGCCGATGGTTGCTCCGACTTCCCTCAAGAATCAGCGCGCCTCCCTTCTTCCTGGCGACATCACGTATATCGATCAGATTACTGGTCAGGATGGCTTCAGGCCTGCTTATCTGGTTAACCCCAGTACAGCAGATTTGGTGGCAGACATTCAGGACACTCGTCAAATCATTAACAGCGCCTACTTTGTCGATCTGTTCATGATGTTGCAGAACATCAATACCCGCTCGATGCCTGTTGAAGCGGTGATCGAAATGAAAGAAGAAAAACTTCTGATGTTGGGGCCGGTTCTGGAGCGTCTGAACGACGAATGTCTTAATCCTCTCATTGACCGCGCTTTCTCGATGATGGTGCGTAAAAACATGCTGCCGCCACCGCCTGACGCGATGGAAGGTATGCCCCTGAAGGTCGAATACATTTCCGTCATGGCTCAGGCGCAGAAGTCTATCGGCCTGTCCAGTCTGGCGTCTACGGTCAACTTCATTGGTCAACTTGCGCAAGCGAAACCAGAAGCTCTCGACAAACTCAATGTTGATCAGGCGATCGATGCATTCGCTGATATGTCCGGAGTGTCTCCAACCGTCATTGTTCCGCAGGAACAGGTTGAGCAGGCTCGCCAGCAACGGGCACAGCAGCAACAGCAGCAACAAATGATGGCGATGGGAATGGCGGCGGCACAGGGCGCCAAGACGCTAAGCGAAGCTAAAACTTCGGATCCGAGTGTTTTGTCAGCTATGGCGAATGCAGTTAGTGGTCAGGGTGGGCAATCACAATGACAGATTACGAAGATGATCAACTGAAAGAAGAAAACGCCCGTAAGCAACGTGACATGGCACAGCGTGAAATTGATGACATTCGCTTTGTCATGAGCAGTGAACAGGGGCGTCGCGTTGTCTGGTCGGTGCTGGAGAAAGGCCGTGTGTTTTCCGCTATCTCACCGATGGACGCTATGGCAATGGCATTTAATGAGGGGCAACGCAATCTGGCGCTGGAACTGTTTCAGCGCGTTATGGCGCATTGCCCTGAACAGTATTTGAAGATGGCCAAAGAGGCCAGTGAACAGGAGTGATCATGAATTTATTTGAGCGTTTGCTGTATCGCCGTCTTTGCAATGAGCAACCAGTCGATGGTGGAGCAGCTCCGGCTGCGTCAGAACCGTCAGCGCCTGCAGGTGATAACCCTGCTCCAGTTGGTGATCCATCACAACCGGAAGGTGATAAGCCACAACCTGTTGCTGATGGCGATAAACCTGCTGATGACAAAAAGCCTGAAAACGATAAGCAGGATGAAAAAAAGGACGGCGATAAACCAGATGGTGCGCCTGAGAAGTACGAGTTTCAGGCTGCCGAAGGCGTAGAGCTGGATACAGAAGCGTTGAAGGAATTCGAGCCGGTGGCGCGAGAACTAAACCTGACCAACGAGCAAGCGCAAAAGCTGGTTGATGCTTATCCGAAGATTCTGGCAGGTGTTCAGCAGCGCCAGGCAGAAGCCTGGCAGAAAACAACCGAGCAGTGGGCTGCGGATGTAAAAGCTGACAAAGAAATCGGTGGCGACAAGTTGATTTCTAACCTTAGCGCCGCACAGCGTGCGCTTGACCAGTTCGGGACACCTGAACTCAAAGAATATCTGAACACCACCGGGCTGGGTAATCACCCTGATCTGGTCAAAACGTTCGTGAAAATCGGAAAGGCGATGTCTGAAGATGGCATGGTCACCGGTGGTAATGAAGGCCAGCGTAGTGCGGCCGAAGTGCTCTATGGCAAATAAGAGAGGAAATGACAATGTCTGTTAAAGGCTTAACTGCGCTAACGCTGGCTGACTGGGGTAAGCGCGTCGATCCAAACGGGAAAGTCGATAAGATTATCGAGCTTCTCGGTCAAACTAACCCGATCCTTCAGGATATGCCTTTTGTCGAAGGGAACCTTCCTACCGGACACCGAACCACCATTCGTTCTGGTTTACCTTCAGCTACCTGGCGTTTGCTGAACTATGGCGTACAGCCAAGCAAATCAACCACAGTGCAGGTAACCGATTCCGTGGGCATGCTGGAAACCTATGCTGAAGTCGATAAGTCACTGGCTGATCTGAACGGTAATACCGCCGAATTCCGCCTGTCTGAAGACCGCGCATTTATTGAAGCGATGAATCAGCAGATGGCGCAGACACTGTTTTATGGTGATTCCAGCGTTAACCCTCAGCAGTTTATGGGACTGTCCTCCCGCTATTCCAGCCTGTCTGCGGGTAATGCTCAGAACATCATTGATGCTGGTGGCACGGGTACAGATAACACCTCAATCTGGTTAGTGGTGTGGGGCGAAAACACCGTGCATGGCATCTTCCCGAAAGGGAAGAAGGCTGGCATCCAGATGGAAGATAAAGGCCAGGTGACACTGGAAGATGCTAATGGCGGCAAGTACGAAGGCTATCGCACCCATTACAAATGGGACAACGGACTTGCTCTGCGTGACTGGCGTTATGTTGTTCGCATTGCAAACATCGATGTCAGCAATCTTTCAGAACCTTCCTCTGCCGCAAATATTGCGAAGTTGATGGTTAAAGCACTGCATCGCATTCCAAACCGTGGAATGGGTCGCCCGGTGTTCTACATGAACCGCACTGTAGGCCAGGCTCTTGATCTGCAATCTCTGGAGAAAACATCTCTGGCGATCAGCGTAAAAGAGACAGAAGGCGAGTGGTGGACTTCATTCCGTGGTGTACCAATCCGTGAAACTGATGCGCTTCTGGAAACAGAAGCCCGTGTGGTGTAACGCCTGTTATTAACCAGTGGGTCGTAACAGACCCACTAATGGAGAAAGAAGATGATCACCGACAAACTGTTGATGTTCTCCGAAGCACAGGCGGTAACTGATACCGCGGCTTCTACTGACGTAATCGATCTCGGTCCAATTGATGGAAATCGTCGCGATATCGGCGTGGGTTACCCGCTTGAGTTTTGGGCGCTGGTTAACGAAGCCGCCACGGCAAGTGGTGAGGCAACTGTAAACATCCAGTTGCAGACGAGTGAGAATAACAGCTCATGGTCCACTATTTATGATAGTGGCGCACTGGCAAAGGCTACCCTGACAGCAGGTAAACGAGTTGTTTCTGCAAAGGTGCCTGCCGGTGTTCAGCGATATCTGCGTGTTAACTACTCCGTCGCAACTGGCCCACTAACGGCCGGCAAATTCACTTCCGGCATTAACCTGGATGTTGATGCAAATACGCCGTATCCGATCCGCTCCAAAGTAACCGGCTAAGGGGATATCGATGTCAGGTGAGAAACCGAAGTACCGCGTTCTGCGCCTCTCTCATATCCACAATAACCTGTGGCCGGAGGGCTCTGAAATTGAATACGACGGCGAGCCAGGTAGTGCACTGGAGCCCATCAACGATGCAGCGAAGGCGGCGAAAGCAAAGGTTACAGGTAAAGCAGCAGAAACCGTAACCAGTGCCAAACCCATCAACGATGCAGCCGAAGATGGCGATCTGGATAAGATCCGCGAAGAGTATGAACTGCTCTTTAACGAGAAGCCGCACCATAACGCCAAAGCCGAAACGCTTCGCGAGAAAATCGCAGATAAGCGCAAAGAACTGGGCGTGTAAGCCTCGCGTATCAGACAAGGGGCTTCGGCCCCTTTATTGCAGGAGTGTATATGGAACTGGTCAACCTCAAAATCGGCACCGACAGCTACCAGGACGAGAGCGGAGAAACCAAAAACCGCGACGAATATCCATGGGGGCTTTGCATCACGTTGAACAATGACACGCTGAATAAGCTCAAGGCGCAACCGCAGGGTGTAGGAACCGAAGTGATGATTACTGCTAAGGCGGTAATTCGCGGACTGTCTGCCCGCGAAACTGATGACGGCGTTAACCGTAGCGCAGACCTGCAGATCACCGACATGGCGATCGCACCTGCAACCGGCGAGCCGGATAAATCCGCTGCTGAAACCCTTTACGGTAACGGGGGTGAGTGATGGCTTCTGTTGTCGAGATCTGCAACCGCGCGCTGTCGAATATCGGCAACAGTCGCAGCATCAATAGCCTGACTGAGGCCAGCAAAGAGGCGGGGGAGTGTTCCCTGCATTTCGATGCCTGTCGTGATGCTGTGCTTTCTGATTTTGACTGGAACTTTGCTACCAAACGCGTGGCGCTTGCAGATACGAGCAATCCACCGCCTGACTGGGCGTATGCGTATCAGTACCCGTCTGATTGCCTGCGCATCACTGAAATCATGCTTCCCGGTGTTCGCAATCCAACAGCAGCAATGCGCGTTCAGTACGAAGTTGGTGCAGACACCGACGGAACAGGAAAGTTGATCTACACAGACCAGCCGCAGGCATGGCTCAAGTATGTCTCTCGCGTTTCAGATGTGAACATGTTTGATGCCATTTTTATGGAGGCGTTGGCCTGGCGTCTTGCGGCAGCTATTAACATGGCGCTGACTGGGAATGCAGACCTCGGTACGTTTGCCCTCAATATGTACAATCGCGTGATTCTTAGTGCTGGCTCGCATAGCCAGAATGAATCACAGGAACCACAGCCACCGGTTGACGAGTTTACCATTGCGAGGTTGTCCTGATGGCTATCAGTTGGATCCAGCCCAGCTTTGCCGGTGGTGAGATTGGACCGTCGTTGTACGGTCGTATCGACATGGCGAAGTACCAGGTGGCATTGCGCAAGTGCGATAACTTTATCGTGCGGCAGTATGGCGGCGTTGAGAATCGACCTGGTACGCGTTTTGTCGGTGCCGCCAAATACCCAAATCGGAAATGCCGCCTGATCCCGTTCCAGTTCTCGACGGTTCAGACTTATGCTCTGGAGTTCGGACACCAGTACATGCGCGTTATCAAAGATGGTGCGTTGGTGCTGAACAGCAGCAATGTTATTTATGAAATTGCCACGCCATATACTGAAGCCGATCTGTTCCGAATTAAATTCACGCAAAGCGCAGACGTGCTTACGCTGGTTCATCCGGCATACCCGCCGAAAGAGTTGCGCCGCTATGCGCATGACAACTGGCAACTGGTTGATGTGGTAACGAAGAACGGGCCATTTGAAGATATCAATATTGACGAGTCAGTGACGGTTTATGCCAGCGCCAGCACCGGGACAATTACGTTAACGGCAAGCGCCTCAATTTTTGGCGCGGAGCAGGTAGGCAAATTGTTCTATCTGGAACAGCCTGCAGTGGATTCTGTGCCGGTATGGGAAACCAGTAAGAGTACGTCGATTGGCGATATTCGCCGTGCAGACAGTAACTACTATCGCGCCGTTACAGCAGGCAAAACAGGCACTTTGCGCCCTTCGCATACAGAAGGCACATCATGGGATGGCTGGGGCGGATCCGGTGATGATGATACCGGCATTGAGTGGGAGTATCTGCACAGTGGTTTTGGCATTGCCCGTATCTCTGCTGCAAATGGAACTACTGCAACTGCCGAGGTGATTTCCTATATCCCTTCGCAGGTAGTTGGCGAGGATAATGCCAGCTATAAATGGGCTAAATATGCCTGGAACAGTATTAACGGTTATCCTGGCACTGTTGTTTATTATCAACAACGCCTTTACTTCGCCGCATCGACTGCGTTCCCTCAGACTATCTGGGCCAGCCGTACCGGGGATTATAAGGATTTTGGCAAAAGCAATCCTACGCAGGATGACGACAGAATTATCTACACCTATGCCGGGCGTCAGGTTAATGAGATCCGTCACCTGATTGATGTTGGTTCGCTGGTGGCGCTGACTTCCGGAGGTGAGTACGTCATCACTGGCGACCAGAACAAAGTGCTTACCCCATCATCATTTGCATTCAGCTCTCAGGGATCAAATGGCTCGAGCAATGTCCCACCAATTGCCGTGGCGAATATTGCTCTGTTCGTCCAGGAGAAAGGCAGTGTTGTCCGTGATCTGGCCTACTCATTCGATGTTGACGGCTATCAGGGGAACGACCTGACCATCCTTGCCAATCATCTTTTTCAGAAGCACAGCATTGTTGACTGGTGCTTCTCGATTGTCCCTTACTCCAGCGCCTTCTGCATTCGTGATGACGGTAAATTACTGGTGATGACCTATTTGCGTGATCAGCAGGTTTTTGCATGGGCACCACAATCCAGTACCGGAAAATATGAAAGCACATGCAGTATCAGCGAAGGCAATGAAGATGCGGTGTATTTCGTCGTTAACCGAACCGTTAACGGGCAAACAGTGAGATACATCGAACGGCTGTCCAGCCGTTTATTTACCAGCGATGAAGACGCTTTCTTTGTTGATTCTGGCCTTAGCTATGATGGAAGAAATACGTCTGACAGAACGATGACAATCACTGGTGGTTCTGGCGAATGGGATTACCGCGCGGAATATACAATCAGTGTTTCTGGTGGTGCGTACTTCACCAGTAGTGATGTCGGTGCGCAACTACAGTTCCCTTATACCGGAACTGTTCCTGATACTGGCGATGAAGTGTCAAAAGAATTACGTTGCGACATTATTTCTGTAACCAGCAATACCGCTGTAGTGGTTCGTGCTAACAGGAACGTCCCGCCATCCCTCAGGAATGTGGCCACCACGAACTGGCAGATGGCGCGCCGGACATTTGGAGGCCTGTCTCATCTTGAAGGCCAGACCGTAAACATTCTCTCTGATGCGAACGTGGAACCACAGAAAGTGGTTTCCGGAGGTGCCGTCACGCTGGAATCACCGGGGGCTGTTGTGCACATCGGCCTGCCAATAACTGCTGAATTCGAAACACTGGATATCAACATTAACGGACAGGAAACGCTGCTGGACAAAAAACAGGTGATCCCATCCGTTACTCTGGTTGTGAATGCCAGCCGCGGCATCTGGGCGACTACGCCCGGCGGTAAATGGTACGAATATCCACAGCGTGAATTCGAGTTCTACGATGATCCTGTTGATGACGCTACCGGAAAAGTAGAAGTGAAACTGGACAGTAACTGGGGCAAAAACGGACGTGTAAGAATCCGTCAGCTTGACCCGTTGCCGCTGTCTGTTCTTGCCGTTATTCCTCGCCTTACTGTTGGGGGATTCTGATGATCGATGTTCGAATTATTCCCGCCACCGAAGAGCATCTTCAGATGATTTTGCCGGATGTTCGTCAGGCTGATATTGACGAACTGTATGCGGTATCGCTGATGACTACCGAAGATGCGCTGCGTGTTGGTCTTCGCACTGCGACTATGGCCTGGTCAGGGTTCGCGAACGGAGAACTGGTAACCATGTTTGGCGTATCTCCGGCGTCAATGATCGGTGGCAATGGTACGCCCTGGCTGGTCGGAACCAGCCGTATCGAAAAATATCAGAAGACATTTCTTCGCCACTGCCGCCCTGTATTGCAGCAGATGCTGGCAGTTTATCCGCGCCTGGAAAACTATGTCGACGAGCGAAACCATGTTGCCAAAGCATGGCTGCACTGGCTTGGATTCAGGCTTGAAGAAGCCGCGCCTTATGGTGCTCTTGGTCTTAATTTCCACAGATTTCACATGGAGAGAAAATAATGTGCGATCCGGTTATTGCTGGTGGCGCAATGCTCGCCATGAGTGGCATTCAGGCATACACCCAGTACCAACAGGGAAAGTATGCCTCGAAGGTTGCAGAAGCGAACGCAGATATAGCCACAGCTCAGGCAAATGATGCAATAAACAGAGGTAACGCTGAAGCTGAGCAACGGCGCAGAGAGACCCGACAGCGGCTTGGTACACAAGCGGCGACAATGGGGGCGACCGGCGCCGATTTATCTACCGGTAACGCGCTGGATATATTTGGCGACACTGCCCAGTTTGGCGCTCTTGATTCGCTGACGACGGTGAATAACGCGCAACGCGAGGCTTACGGTTATCAGGTTCAGGCTGCCAACTATAAAGCAGAAGCCAGTTCAGCCCGTAAACAGGGGAATGTGGGAGCAGCAACAACATTGCTCACTGCGCCTCTGAAGGCATACGGTGCGTACCAGATGTTTGGTGGGACGTGGAGTCCGTTTACTCAAAGCACTCCTGCGCCAATCGGGGCAGCAGCAGGAACCAGATTGCCAGGAGGATTATAATGCCAGTCGTACCAACAGTATCCGGACGTCAGGTTGAGAGTCGTGGAGTTCAGTCAGCAGGCTTGCAGACGTTTTCTCAGCCAGGTATTGGTGATGCTTTTGTTCGGGCAGGGGCAGAGGCAATTGATGTTTTTGGTCAGGCAAAACAGCGTGCCAATATCGCTCTGGCTCAGGAGGCATCTCTTAACCTCAGTCAGATAAGCAGTGATCTGCTGAATAATCCTGAAACAGGATTGCTTAACCTGAAAGGGAAAAATGCTATTGGAAAAGGCCATGAGTATACGCAGCAGTTTGATGCTCAGGTCGAACAACTGGCTATGTCGCTGCCGGATGAACAGGCTCGTAATGCTTTCATGCAGCAGGCGCAGCAGCAGCGCATTCAGTTCACTACGCAGGCAGGGCGGCACGAGATAGGGCAAATAAATGCCTACGAAGAAGGCCAGTTTCAGGCTACGCTGCTGAACAATGGTAAAAATGCCGCAGCATTGTATGGCGACAACGCCGCATACGTATTGGCTAATAAGCAAACTTTCCAGCAAATTGAGGATTACGGCATTGCACATGGCTGGAGTGACGAGCAAATCCAGGCCAAGAAAATCGAGTTTAAAGAGAAGGTTGCTGATGCTGCATTGTCCCAGTGGTCGGCAAACAATGCGACCGCATTCATCCAAAGTAATGGCGAGTTAAGTGATACTGCTGCTGGAGCTCGCCGTGCTGTAGCAGATAGTGACTCTTCCGAGCGTGCCCGTGGCATACGCAACAATAACCCAGGAAATCTCGAATACAGCAAAACTAATCCGTGGGTAGGCCAGACCGGTGATGATGGTCGATTTGCTAAATTCGAAACACCTGAACACGGGATTCGTGCATTAGGGCGGAACCTGATGTCGTATCAGCGGCAGGGTATTGATACCGTCAGCGAGATAATTAATCGCTGGGCACCGCCCACTGATAAAAATGACACAATGTCGTATATCAAAGCGGTGTGCGAACAACTTGGCGTTTCTGCTGATGAGCCTCTCGATGCATCAAATCCTGATACCCTGAAGGCGCTTTGTGCAGCCATTATCCATCATGAGAACGGTAGCCAGCCATACAGTGATCAGCAGTTAACTGCTGGTGTCAGTGCAGCACTTGGTTTATCAACAATTCCAACCAACACCAAACGCTATACCGGTAATGCAGCATTCGATGCGGCATCTCCTGAGGCGCAGGCAAGTTTTATGCGACAGGCTGGTCAACTGCGTCGGCAGCAGCAGGCTGAATATAAAACGATGATTGACAGCCAGGTTCGAGATGCAACAGCTGCGTATATGCGTGGAGTTGAATTTCCTAACCCACCTGGTGAGGCTGATTTTATTGCAGCTTATGGAGTCAGAGAAGGAAACCTGCGATATACCGAGTTTAAGAATACGCAGATCGCCGGACAGTATATAGTCTCTTTCCGCAACATGCCGACAAGCAGCATTACAGCATATGTTGAGCAATTACGCCCGGATACTGGTGAGACAGGGGAGGGGTATGCGGCACGCGCAGCTCTTTATGACAACGTTGTTTCGGCTGCAAATCAGGTGATAAAGCAGCGGCAATCGGATCCTGTGCAGTTCTCTCTTGCCGCCGGACAGGCAAAGCCTATCGACATGAGCAATAAGGATAACTTTGGACAGAGCGTTGCCTTGCGTGCTGCTCAGGTCAGTGACCTTGCTAAGTCATATGGCACTCCACTGACGTTCTTTTCCAAAGACGAGGCCAATCAGATCGGTGTTTTCTTTCGTGATGCGCCCGTTTCCCAACAGGCAGCATATCTCGATACCATCAGGCAGAGCACTGGTGGTGGGCAGGTGTATATGTCAGCACTACAGCAGATCAGTGCCAACGCTCCATCTGCTGCCGTTGCCGGGATACTGATGGATAAGCCAGGTGGTATTTTGGCAGAAAAAAACTGGTTTAATCCGGATGTTTCCGTGTCTCCAGAAACCGCTGCGCAGACAATTCTTGCTGGCGCGGCGGCTCGTAAAGGTACTGATGACGCGAAAGGTATTCCGATGCCTAAAGATGCTGATCTTCGCCTTGAGTTTTCTGACATGGTGAAGGATGCATTTGCTGGTGATGCTCAGGGGGCATCAATGGCATACGAGATCGCAAAGGACTATTACGCTGGTGTGATGGCGAAAAAAGGCGTGGTATCAGGCGAAATTGACAATGATATCTGGAAACAGGCTGTTAACGTAGCTACAGGTGGCGTGCATGACTATAACGGAATGGGGAATGTTCTTTTGCCGTGGGGAATGTCTGCAGAGCAATTCGATAAGCAGGTTAATCAGGCTTGGAATGAACAAGTTGTTGGCACAGGGATAAAAACACCGCCTGGTCAGTATGGTTTGCAAAGTTACGGCGATAGTCAGTACCTGGTGAAACTTGGTACTGGTTATCTGCTAAAAGATGATGGTTCTCCCGTTGTTCTTGATCTGACACAGAAGCGTCAGAGATTCTCCGGAGATATTCCGCAATGAGTTACTTTGGCCTTAATCCAGTAAACCAGAATCAGCAGCTTGACGAAGCAGCATCAAATCCAGTTGGCTTTAACAGCGATGTTGGTTTTTTCGACAATGCTGTAGGAGCGGCATTGTCTGGTTTGTACTCCGGGCTGGTGGCAAAGCCAGATCAGTTGCTATGGGCAGGGATGGATAAAATCGTATCCCCGATTGCTCAGTTTGTTAACGAAAACACCTCGCTCAATGACACTTCAGTTTCATACATTGCCGAGCAGAGAAAACTAGCAGAGCAGCAGGTTAAGCGGCTGACGCCTGATGCCGCGACAACCGGAACCGCAGGGCAGGTTCTTTATGGGTTGTTCGATATGGGCGGGCAGGCTGTTGTCGGTACAACGCTCGGTGGTCCGGTCGGAGGTGCTGCGGCGGTAACTTCGCTACAGGGTTTTTCTGAGTTTGAACGACTGACAGCGCAGGGGGTTGATTTCAGGACGGCGCAGGAAGCGGGATTAGTGCAGGGTATTACTGCTGGTGCCGGAACACTGATCCCTATGAGTCTCGGGTTACGTGCTGGTGGTGCGCTGGCGGAAGGTGTGGCGGCTCAGCTTGCGCGGACGGGTGAAAGTTCAGTGCGACGCGCCGCGGCAACAGCAGTACGTGCAACGCCAGATATTGCCTATGCCGCAGGTACAAATATTGCGTTCGGTATGGCACAGCGCGGGCTTACTGCAAAAACGCTTCGTGATGGTGGCTATAGCGAAATGGCTAACCAGTATGATGTGTTGGATCGACAGGCAATTGCTATTGATGCTGTTCTTGGGGTGGCTTTTGGTGGAGTCGGCAGATTTATTAACTCTCGCGGCGAGTCTACAAGCGCACCAAATTTTTCACCAGTTGATGTTGATGCTGCACTGGCGGCGAATGCCGCTCATCATGCTGAAATTGATATTGCGCCCGGCGTGCCGATCAACGTGCTTTCGCGCAATTCTCACATTCAGGCTCTGCGAAAAGCTATGTCTGATGTTAGCCAGGGGAGACCTGTAGACGTTGCCAGCATTGTTGAGTCTGCATCTTTCAGTGAAATTCCTGGGCGCAAGAGTCTGCTGTCTCAGGCAGTTAATGAGGCTCTGTCATCTGTAGATGATGGAGTAACGGCGCGCGCTATAGAAAATCGGTTGCTTGAAGAACAGGCCGCGCAGCTTTTGCCGCGTGGAGATAGACAGGTTTACCAGTCTGAAATCGCTAATAGCCAACGAATTATTGAAAATCTCACTGAACAGCGTGCACAAATTCTTGCAGAAGAGCCAACTGGTAGCGGTAAAGCTTTGTCTCGTGCTCGATCAGATAAACAGGCCAGAATTCGCGATATTGAACAACGAATCCGGCAGGCACAAGAACGCCTGGAATTTTCCCGTAACGCGTTGGCACCGCATGAGCCTGGCGGTCAGTTTTTTGAAGCTCGAGCAGAACTGGCTCGGAGACAGCAGGCAGAAAGTGAACTTAATGCTCAGGCTGTTTCATTCTATAAAACAGCAGAGGTCAGGACGCCAGACGAAGTAGCTCCTTTTGAGTCTGATAAAATATTGCAACATGCAGAACAAAAAATGATGGCGGATCAGGCAGGAGATATTGATCTGCGCATAGCTGAAGACTCGCTGCTTGAATCACCTGACATGATAATCACCGTGCTGGATGATGATGGTAATCCACAATCGCGCAGCGCGCGTGAAGTGCTGGATGAAGCGAACAGGGAAAGTGAGCAGGCAATACAGGATTCCAGCCTGTTTGATGTCGCTGTGGCGTGTTTCTTGAGAGGTTAAATTAAATGAGACAGGAATGTATACAAGCGGTCCAGCAGGCGGCGCAGCGCACGTTAACGGCGCGAGAAATACAGAACATTGAAGACCGCATTTATCGAAATATGCGCTCCATTGCTCGTGATGACCCTATGTCGTGGCGACAACTTTCCGAATCAGAACGGTTGTATCGTGCAGCACAATTGGCATCTGAAGAATTACAGCGAGAAGCGGCATTAAAGAAACGTCGTGTGGCCCTCACTATAGCCGCACGTCAGAGATTGGATAAATTTATCAATAGCTATCAAGGGGCTGATGGGAAACTTGGCGCTCTTAACCGTACTATTGCTTTTAATGCAGACGGTAAATCGAATTTCCTCTCTGTTGAATCCAGAACAAAAGCCACTCGTGATTATGCATTGAGTCAATTGCAGGAGGCATTTGAAGCAGTTGATCCTCGCTTTTTTGGCCTGTTTGAAGATGAAGCGGGCGTGCGTGACCTGGTATATGAAATGCGAGGGCAAAATACTGGCAATGCTAAAGCAAGAAAAGGTGCTAAGGCGTGGAGAGAAGTGACAGATCTACTGCGCCGCCGGTTTAATGATGCTGGTGGGGACATTGGCTATCTCGAAAACTGGGGGATCCCTCAACATCATTCTATGGAAAAGGTTGGGGCGGTATCAAAAGATAAATGGGTTAGCGATGTTATAGGTAAGCTGGATCGCAAATATTATACCCGAGCCGATGGACAACTGATGAACGATGCCGAGTTGTCTGCATTTCTTGGAGAGGCTTATAACACGATCGCTACTGGTGGGCTGAATAAGCTTACTGATACCGGAATGCGAATTTCCGGCGCACGTGCTAACCGTGGTAATGCATCACGACAGATACATTTCAAAGATGCAGATTCCTATCTCCAATATCAACAACTTTATGGCGATCGCTCTCTATGGGAAATCATGGTCGGTCACCTGGAAGGTATCAGTAAAGATATTGCTCTGGTGGAAACATATGGTCCAAACCCCGATCATGTTTTCCGCTCCCTTCTTGATCAGGTTAAGGCAGAAACGGCAACAGCTAACCCGAGTAAAACCGGTAAAGTCGAGCGGCTGGCGAACAACACAGAGAATCTGTACAACTTTATTTCCGGAAAGACACAGCCTGTAGCGAATCCGCACATCGCGCGATGGTCTGACAATATCCGCAACTGGCTGGTTGCCAGCAGACTCGGATCCGCGTTGCTGTCATCGTTCTCTGATCTTGGAACCATGTATCTGTCTGCGAAGGTTACCAACCTTCCAATGAACCAGTTATTTCGCAACCAGCTTGAAGCTATGGACCCAACGAACCGTACAGAACTTGCGCGGGCGCGCCGCGCTGGCCTGGCGATGGAATCTCTACTTGGCAGCGTTAACCGCTGGGCGATGGATAATATGGGGCCGTCTGTGTCTCGTTGGGCGGCAACGGCGGTAATGCGTGCCAGTGGGCTTACAGCATGGTCAGATGCGCACAAGCGCGCCTATGGCGTAACCATGATGGGAAGCCTGGGAGAAGTAGTGTCACGGACACCAGACCTTCGTAGCCTCGATGACTCTGATTTTCGTATCCTGAAAAGCAAAGGGATTACTGACACAGACTGGAGCGTATGGAAGCTGGCGCAACAGGAGGACTGGGGGAACGGTAATAATACGATGCTGACACCGGAAAGCATTATGCGTATCCCTGATTCAGCAGTTAAACATCTTGGTGAGCCTGAACGCGTGAAATTTGAGGCAATGCGTAAACTGCTCGGTGCCGTAACTGAAGAAGTTGATATGGCTGTTATTACACCGGGCGCACGTGAACAGATGTTCGTAGGGTCTGGTCTTCAGCGTGGAACATGGAAAGGTGAATTAACGAGAAGTGTTTTCCTGTTTAAATCGTTCCCTATCTCGGTAGTTATGCGTCACTGGCATAGAGCTATGGGGATGCCGTCTGCTGGTGGGCGTGCGGCATATATAGCAACGTTTTTAGCAAGCACAACCATGCTTGGTGCTCTTTCCATGCAGATTACTGATCTTATTAATGGGAGAAATCCAAAAGAAATGACCGGTGACAACATGGTTAAATTCTGGATAAATGCATTTTTAAAAGGTGGTGGGGCAGGGTTGTATGGTGATTTTCTTTTCTCTGACCACACCAGGTACGGGAGCGGCGCACTAGCGTCGATGCTTGGCCCGGTAGCTGGTCTGGTTGATGACGTAGTGAAGATTGCTCAGGGCATACCGTTAAATGCTGTGGAAGGGAAGAATGAGCAGACTGGTGGTGATCTGGTTAAGCTTGGGAAAGGTTTGATGCCTGGTGCGAATCTCTGGTACTTGAAGGCGGCTCTCGATCACATGATCTTTAATCAGATGCAGGAGTATTTTTCACCAGGCTATTTGCGTAAAATGGAGCAACGTTCGAAGAAAGAGTTTAACCAGACATACTGGTGGCGACCTCAGGATGTCACTCCGCAATAAGGAACAACAATGAAGGAATTATTGCTGTTATCGGTATTTTTGATATCCGCTTGCTCGACATCCTATGATGTTTATGACGGTGTTGATAAGGCATATTGCGACAAAGTTAAAATGGATTTTTCTCTTGCCAAGACGGCGAAGGATAGTTGTATTGATCACTACGTCAAGACTTATACCAAGCCAGCCTCATCGGCATCTGATATTGCTGAAGGTGCTGTGTTTGAGTGTAACAAGGTGATATCCATCGCAGCGAGTTCTTCATACGATGCTGCTGTATGTGCAATGGCTGAAAGAAACGGCATGTCAGTGCAAAAAATTAATAGCATGATAAGCAGTAATGACGAAGCCAAAATAAGAACTGATATCAGCTCGGTGAAAAAAGATGCCATGAACAGAGTTGTAAAATATCAGTCATCTTTATAAGTCGTGACATGTCACAGGCCGCTTTCGCGGCCTTGTTTTTAACGAATGCCACCGCCACCCGGGCGGGAATCCGCAGAACGCCCACCGCAGCGGGAGCCGTCAGCAGCAGTGTCGCTGTCGTGCTGACAACGACCGGCAAAGGCCTGAGTTGAAGCTACCAGAGACAACAAAACGAACAGTGCAGCAAATGCTTTTTTCATTGTGAAATTTCCATCTATAAGCCACCTCAATGTGGCGTCAATGAGTGTAGCACTGACTTTTGTTTCGCCCACAAAAAAGCCCGCAGCGCGGGCTATTCTTCTTCATCATTAAAAAGCGGATTGTTGTTTCCATCTGATGAAAGGAAAGGTATGTGTTCTCTTGAAAATCCAACAATGACAATTTCATTATCATTTTTTGCATAATGAATGCATTCATTAGAATGCCTTCCGCCAGGGTTGAAATTTAAGTTAATGGTATAATTCTTAAATGTGTTTGGATACCATGTTGGCCCACAATGATAATGCCAATAATTCTCTTGCTCATAATTGTCTGAGCCGGGAATTTTATCATGGTTATCATCAACCCACGAGGGCTTGTTTTTTCCAACAAGCGCCCTTCCATTGGCAACATCCTCTAAAAAACTTTGTATGATTTTTATTTCATCATCAGTAAGGAAAGGTCCGTCTACAGCGAAAGGGGTGTTGCTTTCCCCATGTAGAAAACTATTAGATATTCTAATGTTAAACTTCAAGGAAAACTCCTGATGTGCTTCTATTTGGAGCGAAATGCCGCCTTGAAGTCGCTGAAAGATGTTCCTGTCTGGTAAACCATATCCTTGTCGCGCTCTTTGCTTGCGCGGCCAAGCATAACTTTTCCAATGACATCCCAGCATTGCTTGGCTTGTTCATTGTGCTGAGTACGATTTTTCAACGCTGTCATATCGCGCCTCCTTTACCTTTAAGGTAATAGTACGCTATTCACCCACAGTCTGCAATCTGTACAGAATTATTTAAAGGCACATCCCTGTGCCGCCGCCCGTCAGAAGAACCCAGCCTTGTCGTTGATGTACTCCGCGTGGGTCTGGATATCACGCAGGCATTTGCTCACACCAACAATGTAGCAGAACATGGTGGTCAGCTCCGCCGCCGCGCCCGATACGTCGTGCCCGTCTTCCTGTAACTGGTTCAGCAGATTCATCAGCAGTGAGTTCTCCGTCAGGCCGAGAACACCAGACGGAGAATGAATCAGGCTGCGGTAGCCGGGCTTCAGTGGGGCACTGTAGGTTTTGTTCTCTATCTTCATTGCCTGCATCACTGCTGATGCTGTGGCGTTGGCTACCTGGTCGGCAACTATCTTTATGCGTTCTTCCTGCGGGAGCGAGTTTTTAATGTAACTTCCGGTGCGGCGGATCTGAGGAAGAACCTCACCTGTAACCCATTTACGAAAGCGGTAGGGGATAGTGCCTGGTGTCACTGCGTCGCGGCAGCGGAGGATCAGTGTGTAGAGGCCTGACTCGTTGATAATATTGGTTTCACCTTGACGGCCTAAGTTAAATTTAGCCCTTTCATCATCATCAAGAGATTTTATTGACATAGTGGGGTTTGTCAGTTGAAGAGCTTTAATAACGTCTTTGGCAACAAACCAAGGATTTCCATCAATAACAATGGCTCGAATGGTGGCTTCTGATTCAAAATGAAAAACAGATGGGGTTACGTTAGCAGTCATAGTGATCACCTTTGTAGTTAGGTTAATCACCACTACCGACGCCAATCGGTTGGTGGTGAACTGTGCAGGGTTGGCGTAACCGGCTACAAAGGACCCGGCGCACCTTTCGGTGCCCCCACACAGCCCACCATAGAATAGGTGCGCTTTACACATAAAAAAACCGCTTATGCGGCATATGTGCCTCTGTAGTAACCCGGGACGCCAATCCCGGCACTGGATTTTGCCAGTGCCCGATTACTATGGCACAAGAGGAGTGCGATGTAAATTTACCGAAAAGGTAATAATAAACACTCTACTTGGTAATTGCAAACCTTATCTGGTTTGTTTTCGTAATTGTTCGGCACAATAGTCGAGATGTGTTTGCAGATCCCGCATAGACATCTGTGAGCTGGTGACGTAGTTAATCAGTGCAGTCAGTTCGGCAAGTGGGCCATCGACATTAAATCCATCCTTATCGAGATCCCGGAGTAATTTCATCAAGTGCGATCCCTCCACCAGTGACCTGACGCCTCCCGGCGTGTGAATCCTTTCGGTAAATCCGTCTTCCAGTGGATAGTGATACTGCTGCATCTTATCTTCTCCATGCAATAACTGTATATTTATACAGTATCAAATAATTTGTTTGCTATCCAGCACGTTTTGCAAATTACCCGAAAGGTAATATCTATTCGTATTTACAGTCTTTCTATCCATATGTGGTTTTTCAGGTAATAGAATAACCAGATATGCGGCGCAACGGGTGCTGCGACTATCTGGAGATTTAACATGACGGTCTCAACCGAAGTTGACCACAACGAATACACCGGTAACGGCGTTACGACATCATTTCCGTATACCTTCCGTATTTTCAAAAAAACCGACCTGGTTGTTCAGGTGTCTGACCTGAACGGGAACGTAACAGAATTGGTTCTGGATACCGGTTATAAGGTAACTGGAGCGGGCACTTATAGTGGCGGTGAAGTGGTTCTCCCGTCGCCGCTTGCTGCTGGCTGGCGAATTACGATAGAGCGTGTGCTTGATGTGGTGCAGGAGACTGATCTTCGCAATCAGGGAAAATTTTTCCCCGAAGTTCATGAAGATGCATTTGACTACCTGACGATGCTGATCCAGCGATGTTTTGGGTGGTTCAGACGTGCATTGATGAAACCATCTTTGCTTGCAAAATATTACGATGCAAAGCAAAACAAAATTTCTAACCTTGCAGATCCATCACTTGAGCAGGACGCTGTAAATAATCGCTCAATGCGTAATTATGTCGATGCTGCAATCGCCGGGGTTGTTGGTGGTTTTGGTTGGTTTATTCAGTATGGTTCTGGGGCTGTGTACCGAACGTTCCAGGATAAAATGCGGGATATCGTCAATGTTCGCGATTTTGGTGCAAAAGGGGATGGCATTACTGACGATACAGACGCAATAACAAATGCCATCATTTACTGCGCATCTAACGGAAAACGCCTGAAGTGGGATTCTGGTGTGTATTTGATTAGCCGCATAAAATGCGGCGGGGATAATTATAACTATGACTGGGTAGCTGATGGCAAGGTTGTCTTAAAGTCAACCGCAAAAGAGCCTCTTGGCCCAAACTGGATTGATGATTATTTCATAAGACTCGAAGGTGGAGATGCCACGCCAATTGACTATAATTCAACAATAAATCCTGGTGACACATCAATATCAATTAACTCAGCATATTCTGTTGATGCAGGCGATATAATTATGATTCATGGCAATCGCTTAATTCAGACAGATAATAGAGGACAGGCTTGTGAAGGTGAAATGCATGTTGTTACTGCTTTTGATAATGCAACAAAAAAAGCGGAGATATCAGGTGCATTTTATTTTTTCTACTCTGCGAGCAATGATTACTCAACGACCGTAACAGCATCTGTATCCGGAGGTGAATTCTCATTTGGTAATGATGCAACATTAACAAAACAATACAATCAGGTAAAAGTAACAGGTGTCACCGGAGCTAACGCCGGAATATCAAGATACATAACTCATTGGGATTACGACACTAAAACAGCAAAATTTGAATATGCTCAGGGACCATTCCCGTTTAAACCATCTGTTGGAGACGTGTTTAAAATCACAAGAAAGGCAAATATATATAAAAGAAAACCATGCTACGGCAGAATTGTCGGTGATTTCAATTTTGAAAGACCTGTCACGCAGAACGCATCTCCTGGTGATTTGGGGTTCCGTGGTCTTGTGATAGATGGCGCTGTTGATATGCATATAGAAGGAATAAAACTAATCGGCTTTTCAGAAACTGGAATTTTTCTTGAGTCATGCTACAGAACGAAAATAATAGAGCCATATATTGAATACTCAAACCGTGCATATGATTTAACAAACGGCACTGGTTATGGTGTTGAAATATACAATAGCAGCTATTGCACAGTCGTGGATATGATAGCATTTGCTTGCAGGAGGGGGCTTGATGTAAGCGGGACTCAAATGGTATCACTGTATAATAACATTATAAATCCAACGATGATGGGTGGTGGAACTGCATATGATGGAGTTAAATTTTTCCCTGATGGCGATACAAGAAATTCATGTTGCGGTGGACACGGCCCATCATACGAAACAACTTTTACAGGCGGCAATTCAGTCAATTTGTATTATGCTGGTGTAATACGCGGATTAAATGAAGTGTATGATGGAATGAACGCCAGGGGATTTAGCGGACCGGCTCCTTTTTTTGTAAGATATAGTGGTGGTGGGTTCACGATTCAGAACTGTAATTATATTGATGGTTTTACTGAGATGTCTTTGCCATACAACTTGAGGTACAAACCTGTGAATGCAACTCAACGTAATCACAGACCTTTTGTTTTTATTGAAACAACTCTGGCACAGACAGACAGAAACTCTTACTATAAAGAACTTCCTGTTGTTATTAAGAATAATACCGCAAGGACTGTTCTCAAGGGCTTTTTACGTTTTGAGGTTAATGATGGCCTCACCCCTCTAATCCAAAATATTTATTTTGGTGGTAATTTATGCATGGCGAACCCAGAAACATCAGACTCTGTATCAGGGCAAACAGAGGCAGTAATGGTTTATTCATCAGTTCCTGGTGCAATAATTGTTCGAAATTTCCATGATCTTGGCGGTAACAGAATTGTTCCTGTTGGAGCAGGATACAGATACTGCGGTATGTTCAACACGCCAGATGGAATAGCAGGAACAATAGTTCAACCAGACGGAAAATATCTAATAACACTTGAAGCCAACAAATCTACAAGTATCCTTGTTGGTGGATATGTCCCATGTGTTCGCCTTGATATGCACGACATACTTGATATTCATGGGGTAATTGCAGTTGGTGTTCTTATTCATCGTGGTGAGGCAATTGATTTTTCTCCTTTAAAAGAAATTAATAAGCAAAATGTTGTATTGAAAACCGGAGTTCTTTCAGATAATGATGGTGATGAAAATAACTTAAATATTTCGTTTGACTTTGCAACCATATATTTAAGCAACAAGATGCCAAATAAGATTCAACTATCTATTGAAGTATCAGGAGTGTAATTGTATCAATTTGCTAAATTAAAAAAGGATAAAAATATGGATACAACACCAATAACACATGCAGTATGCGCGGTTATTGCGCAGATACTGGTTGGCCTTTCTACCGGAAACTGGGCTTACGGTGCGATAGCCGGTTGTACGTTCTTCATTGCGCGTGAACACACCCAGGCAGAATATCGCTGGATAGAAAAGTTTGGGAAAGGGAAACGTATCAACATGCCATGGTGGGGAGGTTTTGATCCACGCGTGTGGGATGTGGGAAGTCTGTTGGATTTTGCTGTTCCTGTCATTTTTTGTTTTTGTATTTATTTCTCTATTTGACCGCTACCGCGCCATCAAATGGCGCGGTATTCAACCCGATCTCCATAGTTTGAATCATTTCTGTACTGTTGTTTCTTCAGTGTTATGTAAAAGGTGAGCCTTATTATCGGCATGAAAACAGGGGATTGACGATGTTGAAGTAACAAAAAACCATAAATGGTTTATCATGCATAATGCTTTACTGTTCAGGAGGTAGTTATGCATATAAACGGTGGAAAACATGTCAGCTCAACTAACCAGTGAAACTTTAAATCAGTGGCTTAGCATGAGTTCTCTGGCGGCGGTGATAGCAGGAGTTCCTCCTGAGGTTGCTTTGGGGGCTTTGGCTGGAGCGGTAATTTTTGTTACCTCTGCGGTAGAGTATCCCATTCGTCGTCGTGTACTCTTGTCGATGCTTAGCTTTCTCTGCGGCCTTCTTTTTTATAAACCAGCAGCATCAATTCTTATCGGCATAGCCAGCCTGATCCCTACTATCACGCAGGACTCTTTTGAAAAAGGGATTGTTTTCTCTGCTGGCGCATTCGTGTCAGCAATTGTTGCTGTGCGTATTGGTATATGGCTCTACCACCGTTCCGATAATCCACGCGAGTTAATTCCGGGGAGAAAAGACGATGGTAACGCATGAGTTTTTTTTGCTTATCACCAATGCAGTTATTTGTACTGGCATAGCAATTCGTGTTGTCACATTCCGGCGTAACGGATCTCAACATCGAAGATGGGGGGGGTGGCTTGCTTATTTCCTGATTGTTGCTGCGGCCAGTATTCCGGTTCGTGTTGCCTATGCAATCTGGTTCCGCACGCCAATGGCTGTGGATTTATCTGAGGTCATTATCAACGCTGTCATGCTCGCTGCGGTTATTAAAACGCGCGGTAACGTCGTTCAAATTTTCAAAGTATCGAGGTCTAAACATGGAGATTAAACAATTCCAGCGAGCTGCTGGTATTAGCGAGGCGCTGGCCGCACGCTGGTTCTCGCATATAACTTCTGCGATGAAAGAGTTTGGTATCAGCAAACCAGAAGATCAGGCAATGTTTATTGCTCAGGTCGGGCATGAGTCTGGAGGTTTCACCCGGTTGCAGGAAAATTTCAACTACAGCGTCAGCGGACTGGCTAACTTTGTTCGGGCTGGGCGTCTCACTCAGGGACAGGCCAACGCACTGGGTCGCCGTGCTGGTGAACCGCCATTACCACTCGAGCGCCAGCGTGCGATCGCAAATTTGGTGTACAGCAAACGCATGGGGAACAATGCCCCCGGCGATGGCTGGAATTACCGGGGTCGCGGACTTATCCAGATTACCGGTTTGAATAACTATCGTGATTGCGGAAACGGCCTGAAAGTGGACCTGCTGGAGAATCCTGAACTGTTGGCGCAGGACGAATACGCGGCTCGTAGCGCGGCGTGGTTCTTCTCCAGCAAAGGCTGCATGAAGTATACCGGAGATATTGCACGTGTAACTCTGCTTATCAATGGTGGCCGGAACGGCATTGATGACCGGCGCGCGCGATACATCACTGCCAGTAAGGTGCTGGCGGTATGATCTGGGCATTCGCAAAAGCATACTGGAAACAGTTGGTTATCATGGCGATGCTTGCTGTTCTGGTCATATCAGGAGTTGTAGCCTGGAATGCACACGGTAGTCGTCAGTACGACGCCGGGTATGCACAGGCACAGGAAGATCAGAAACAGGCTGATGATAAGGCCAGGTCACAACGTGATCAGGAGAAAACACAAATTGAACGTGAAGCACAATCCCGTATCGATGTGGCGCGTGTTGATGCTGAGCATGCTAATGCCGCTGCTGACAGCCTGCGCGCCGAGCTTGACAAAACCAAGCGACTCGCCGAACACTATACCGGATCTTTCCCCACTGGCACGTCAGCCAGCAAGGTCATCGGTGTGCTCGCCGACATGCTTGAAGAAAGCAACCGAGTTTACAACGCAACAGCAGCTGAGGCTGAAAAGTATCGGATTGCAGGAGAATCCTGCGAACAGCAATACGATTCACTGAAGAAACAAAAATCGTGGCACTGATTTCCGGTGACGGTATATAAAACGGTACGGCGAAAATCAGGTTGCAGAAAGTTGTTATCAGTCAATTGGTTATGTGTGTCGTAAATAATTGAGTGGGAATGATTTGACCCTGCACTATGAATGAACAAAACCCTCTGTTACTACAGAGGGTTTTTTGTGCACAGAAAAC